ACATAGGTACTTGAAAAAAAGCCCCATCATTGTCAGCTTCTTTCTTAAAGCTAACATGCATGTGCTTAGTGTGTTTGTTAGCCCCTGTGTAATTGCGCCACTTCCAGTTAAGGATGTGGGAACAGATTCGTCCATCGTAAATGATGTAACTAATACGCTTGTCCGTTTTTGACTTGGACAAGGTACGAAGCTGATCAGCAAGATCTCCCATGATGTCGGGCTTGCCACTTTTGTGGAGATCTTTGTCCACATCAATGGCACGAACCCAGCCCTGCTCATCTGGATTATGATCTGACTTGCGAGCAGCGTGTCGGGTATCACCGATCCAACCATCCGATGTGCGGTCACGATCTGGGAACGAATCATCAAACTGTTCGCGTAGCTGTATCGCAGCCTTACTTAGCTTCGGCTTCATCGATCACACTCGGTGTGGATTGTTCCGCTTGCATAGCGTCATAGGTTGATTTCAGCATTGACGTGAACTCTCCGTTGCCTCTGTCAATGATGGCGTGAGTTTCGGTAATTCCAAAAGACTCTATTTCAATAAAAGTTACATTGTCCATTTCTATCTCCTAAAGTTCCGCGCTAAAGCCAAGATAGGCTGTAGTTGAATTATTAGAATAAACTCCATAAGGTCTAAATTGCGTTAAACCAGTTGCAGTAAATCTTACTAATGGAGTGTCGGGTGTATTTTCGCCGCCTACGATTGTCACAGCAGAAACAGTAATGATTGTTGCATTGTCTGCACTTACGCCTAAATTTGCAAAATCAACAGAAGTTGGTGGCACACGCATTGTTTGTGCAAGTTTGGTAGGTGCATCCACTAAAGCCGTTGTTGTGGCACTACCAAAAGCCATTGATGCATAAGCATTAGATGCGTTTGCACTTTGGCGGTAGTAATACCTCTGACAAGCGGCTAATTCTCCTTGAAGTGTTCCGCCACTTCTACGAAAAGTAGTAGCAACAGAACCGACTTCTAATTGTACGCCTGTTATTTCAAAGAAATCTGCTGCACCTGCTGTGCCTACTGGCGTGTAATTAAACCCAAAACCAAATTGGGTAACTGTCGCGCCAAAAGTAAATGTAAAACTAAATCGTGTCAAAGTAGTTGTCAGCGTTGCATTTACATTGTTTAGCACCAAAGTATCGCCTGTGTAAGCAGCGTTTACGCGATTGACATCACTTGTACCTGTGCCGCTATAAAGGTTCAAATTAAGCAAGTCTGATGCTGATGAATAGTTAGCACCTTTGCGGGCATAAAAAGATAGAGTTACTGTCTTGCCAGCAAATTGCGTTGATTCTTCTATTGCTGATGAGTACCACAAAGCACGCTGACCCGTGCTGGTGTTTCCGCTATCTCTAGCAACACGCATTAAATACTGAAACTCACCTGTTCCTGCTTGGCGTGAAAAGGTTGAACCAGTTGTTGAAGCATTAAATGTGTACCAGCGGTCTGCCGAATAAACATTGGTAGAGGTAAAAGATGTGCCACGCTGCCAAATGTCCATACCGCCATTAATGATTGCGTTCTGTGTGGATTTGGTTGCCTGATAGCGCAAGCCTGTTGAAGTGGAACTATCTGCTACGAGTGTCTCGCCATTTGCGCCTACTGTAAGGACTGCTGGCGTGTCATTTGCACTAGCTCCTAGTAGATCTCCTTTAGCTGCAAAGATTGTTGGTGAGATGCCAGAAGCATCTGTGCTCCATGTAAAGTCCATGTCTGTATTAGATGCCTTAGCAAGGACTTGACCAGTAGTGCCACCCTTAAGATCTAACAGGGAAGCATCAATAGCATCGCCTAGACCCTCGATGGCAGTTGCGCCATCCTTGACTAGGTCGGTACTGGTCGGTACAGGCCAGCCGAAGTTAGGTGTTGTGGTTGCCATTAGATTAGAGCTCCGATCGCTTTAGACCATTGTAGTGTACCATTTACGCCACTCCAGATGGTGTTAGTTGGAAGTACTGTTGCCCATGTCGGGGCTATGAGTGAGAAGTCTGTAGGTGAGACATAGATAGTCGCATCAACAAAAGTTGGTGTGGCTCTCATAGAGATGCCCTCTACAAAGCCTGAGAAGTACCCCTCGAACATGTTGAAGGGTAGGTTGGTAATTACTACTGGCTCGCCAAAGAAAAGGTTAATTAGGTCGTTTCTAAGGGCATCTGGCATAAGAGGATTGTCAAGTCTAAAAGTAATCTGATCTAGCTGTGTTCTAGGCACTGAGCGCAGTGCTAGATCGCGCTCGATGATGTCCTCAATGTCTGCCAGAAAGCGAATGTTAGAATCGAATGTTCTTTGGTAGCGACCATAGGTAGTAATAGAAGCATCGTCTGTGGCTGAGTAGGTTGAGCCGTAATCATTGCCATAGCGCACGATCTCGCTGTTGCGAATCTTGCCAATCTGGAGAATTGACTTAACGCTGGCAGGGGAAGCATAGTTGCCATCTAACTGGGTTGAGCCATTAGCTGCTAAATAGTTGCTTCTATGATCAGCATCGGCATATGAGATGCGACCCTGCTTGTCCTCGTATAGCGTTCCGAGTGCGCTGTCTGCTATCTGCTGAACTAAGGTCTGAGTGTTGCGATCTGCTGCACTGAGGTTGTCCATCTCGTAGAGACCAGCATCAATCTCACCCAAGCCCACATTCTCAGCATTAGCCCATGTAGTAGTTGGATCGTAATCAATCCATTCAAGGGCAGGTGCTACTTCGATCCATTCATTGACTAGCAGCTCTTGCAAGATGATAGAGATCTGCTCACCATCTAGATTGTGTGCCACAGAATCGGTGTAGATGGCTTTAGGCAGTTTAGCCAAAGCACCGACTGCAAGAATTGTGCCAATCGTTACAAAGCCTGATTCCTCTGGGCTTCTGACTGATGTCGTAAAATCCGAGACTGTGCCACCGAATACAGGCACATAAGTGCCACCGCTATCTTTAAGCTCTAGAGTCAGTGAATCTGTAACATCGATGTCAAAAAGTGCATTGGTCGAGTTGATGATGTCCATGCGGGCGTAACCTGCTTGACATTGACGATCGATGTCGATGCGCCCTGTAGTGACATTAACGCCCGTAACATTGGTATAGACAGTCGTACCGACTGTTATGCGCCATTCTGGAAGCCAAGTCATCCTATTGACAAACTCGTAGTTCCACGCTGATTAGCTTGACGAATAACATCTTCAACAGCGCGAGCAATCGCTTCTGGATCACCAACTCCTGTATTAATGTTGATGGTTGCGCCTGCGCCATAACTTGCTGCCCCTTGAGCTGCATAACGCGACCCTGATAATGCATTAGATAAAGGCAACCCTTGAGCCATGCCACTAGTTAAAGATTGACCAGCAATACCACTCATGGTTATCTGGCTAAGGAATGCAGCGTAGTCCTGTTCTGCTTTAGCTTGGTAATTAGAGCCTCGCACCGCGCTTGGTAAATCTGCACCCGCATTTAATGCCGTTACTAATTGCTCATTATATGAATTGCTAGGGAGCATTTTATCTATTAACTTAAAAATGGTTGGGTTATTGAGTGTAAAATCTGTCGTGTTTTTAGGGATTAACTGAGCAGAAGCCTCAACTGCCTTAGCTGCCGCTTCTGCTGCTTTAGCTGCCGCTTCTGTGGCAGGTGCTTTAGCGTTTTGCAATCTATTTAACTCAATCATCTTTGCAATAGCAGCATCTAGGTTACCTAGATTGATTAGATCCTTAGGCTTAAGGCTTTCAAGGACTGACTTGATGTCTTGCATTTTTAGATCTTGCTTTATCAAAGCGCCAAGAATTCCAAGATCTGCATTTAGTTTTTTGGTTGCAGCTATGATAGATGCTTCGTCTTTTGTAGCGATAGCATCTTCTAACTCAAGCATTGAACGCTTGACATTTAGACGAGCAGTGTCATTAGTGATCTGCAAGAGCTGGGAAGAAGTAGTTGCCTTGCCTAATTGCTCCGCTTGGTTGGTAAGTGCTGCTGCAACTTGGATCTGGTCAAGATCAAAGACATCTTTGCCTTTGCCAAGAGCGAGATTCGCTTTATCAATAACACCTTGCAGTCTCTTAGCTGCATTCTGCTTATTGAGCAAAGCTAGTCTTTCCTTCTCGCGCTTAAGCGATTCTTTTTCAAGTTTTGCTAAAAGTTCTTGCTGCTTCTTCTCAGTCAGCGTTAGTTTAGCTTCTTCCTTTTTATCAGCAGGCGGTGTTACATTCACGCCAAACTGAGCACCTGCAAAACCAAAGAATATGTTCTTACCAAGATTCTTCAGGTTTTTAATTAAGGTAGGGATTACGCCAATGGTGCGACCAGACTGAACAATAATCTTGCTTAAGGCAGTTGCGATAGTCTCAATAGCCGCAGCAGCATCGCTGGCTTCTGTACCGCCACCAATAAGAGCAAAGGCATCGACTAAGCTGCCACCAATAATTTCAGATGCATTACTTGATGCAACACTTAGGATGTCGAACTTATAGGCAGTAGTGTCTAGATAATCTTCTGCTGCACCGGCTGAACGCTTTAGAATAACGCCAAGAATTTCATTAAACGATTTAGATTGAAGCTCTGCCTTTGTCAAACCTGTATTGTATTTGAGCAGACCTCTGGTAACTCCGATGTAACCCTTACCAAGATCCTCGGTAACAGTTGCTAAGTCAATGCCAGATGCTCGGCTAATTGTGATCGCATCGTTAAGAAGTTTTTGAGATTGGGTCAATGAGCCAGTCGTGGTTAATAGACCCTGAAACGCAGGACGAAGAATGTCATCGGCAACACCAGCAGATTTCTCTAGAGCTGCTATGTACTTACTGATTGCAGGATTGGCAAAACCAATGCCTAGATTCTCAACTGCTCGATTAAGTCTTAGTGCAGCAGCTTCATCTTCTGCAAAGGCTTTAACTGCTGCCTTGCCAAAATTAACAATAGCTTGAGTGCTATAGGCAAGACCTACTGCTCCAGCAAGTTTTTTAACATTCTTAGTAAGAGTTGTTGTCGCGCTATCCGCTTGCTTAAAGGCTTTATTGCCTGTGAACTCCGCTGCAATATCAATGACTACATTTGCCATGATTAGCCTCTCACTGTTGCTCGTTGATTAAGTTTTGTAGCAGCAGATGAAATGGCTTTAAGAACGCCTTGTCTAGCCTTGCCGTTGTTTTCATCATAGGCACGATAAAGCAATCGACCTTGCATGCGATCCTTGCCTTTAAGAGGTGCACGAAACTTGCCATCTTGGTTCATAACGAATCGACTGTCAGGATTTAACTTACCCATCCGTTCATAGATTGATCCTGCTCGGCTCTTATTAAAAACTTGAGCTAGAGATCTAAATCCTCTTGAGTTAGCCTTTGATGGACTTGTCTTGAAGCCGATGCGTGATCTGACCTCGGAAGGATTAAAGGTCGGAAATGTGCCCTCGGACATTTGTCGTGGCAACCATCCACTTAAAACTTCTCCGCGATCAGGAACATAACCTTTAGCCGATTGGCTAATTGGTCTGATTGCTGTCTTAATTTCTTTTTGGGTTTCTTTTGCTAGATCAGGTGTGAACTTGCGGAGAGCTTTACGAAGTTCAACGCCGCCCTTTACGCTTGCTGGCATCGCTCACCTCTTTCGCTTCATCCTTGAGCCCTTGCACTAATGCATCGAGCATATTCTTATCTAGATCTAATAACTGCTGTGGCGCGATTCCCAATCTAATGCTTAGCCTAGCGATTAGATAGGTGAATGGAAGATCGCGCTTTAAGCTAAAGGGTCAGAGTCCTCAACCGAAACAGACTTTAGTGTTTCGATAAACTCAATCCCGAAAGGCTTAACAGTTTCACCTGACCTGCGTGTTACTTCCCATGCTAACCAATAGACATCGCTCTGCTTTTCTTCATCGCGGAACGCCTTATGGAAGCCCTTTTTAGCGTACTGCTC